GAAGTAGTTAAGAAATTATCAACTGATGCAATCTTAAAAGATGCTTCTTGTGATTTCTCAGCAACTTCTACAGTTACTTTAACTGAGCGTATCTTACAACCAGAAGAATTCCAAGTAAACTTACAATTATGTAAGAAAGATTTTCACTCAGATTGGTTATCAGCTGAGCAAGGATACTCTGCTTTTGATGTTATTCCTAAGTCTTTCGCGGACTACTTAGTAGGTCACGTAGCTGCTAAAGTTGCTGCTAAGAATGAGACTAACATCTGGACTGGTGTTACGGCTAACGCTGGTGAGTTCAATGGTTTTGCTACATTATTAGCTGCAGATGCTTCTTTGCCAACGGCACAAGAGGTAGCTGGTACAACCGTTACCGCTTCTAACGTAGTTGCTGAATTAGGCAAGATTGTTGATGCAATCCCTGCAGCTCTTTACGGACACGATGGTCTTTACCTTTATGTATCTCAAAACATCGCTCGTGCTTACGTTCGCGCTTTGGGTGGATTTGCTGCTTCTGGCTTAGGTGCTAATGGTACTAACGCAATGGGTACACAATGGTATAACAATGGTTCTTTATCATTTGATGGTGTTAAGATTTTCGTAGCTAACGGTTTAGCTTCTAACACTGCAATCGCTACTTTGAAAGAAAACTTGTTCTTCGGTACTGGTGTACTTGCTGACATGGATTCTTCTTCTGTTAAAGTTATCGATATGGCTGACGTAGATGGTTCTGAGAACGTACGTGTAGTAATGCGTTTAACTGCTGGTGTACAATACGGTGCGGTAGAAGATGTCGTTACTTACGGAATCACTAACTCGGCTAACTAATTAGCTTAATAGCACCTCGTTAATTCGGGGTGCTTATTTTTCAATCTTTTAAATTATACAAAATGGCTTGTGATATTTCTTTAGGCAGAATTGAGCCTTGTAAAACGAGTAACGGTGGATTAAAAGCCGTTTACTTTGTGAACGAGGGCGATGCTACGGGAGTTACTTACGATGCTACTAATACGGATGCCATTGCTACGGTTACAGGTACTCCTAGTGCATATAAGTACGACTTAAAAGGTAATAGTTCTTTCGAGCAAACTATTACTTCTTCTCGTGAGAACGGAACTACGTTCTTCGAGCAAACTTTAAACTTAACGTTAAAAAAATTATCGATTGTAGACCACAAGCAAATTAAGCTTTTGTCTTACGGTCGTCCTCAAGTTATCGTAGAAGATAACAATGGAAACTTATTCTATTGTGGCTTAGCTCACGGAATGGAAGTATCCGGAGGTACAATCGTTACCGGTGCAGCAATGGGAGACTTGAGCGGATATACTTTGGTATTAAGCGGACAAGAGCCGGTTCCGGCTAACTTCTTAACTACTACTTTAACTTCGGCGGGCTTCACGGTTGTGTCTGGTTCTTAATAGTTTTGTTGTTTGAGGTTTGAAATTGGGGGAGCAGAAGTCTTCCCCTTTTTCGTTTAAAAAAACAAAACCTACAAAATAACGTTTATAATGAAATGATAGTTTTAAGAGAATCCAATACGGCACAAGAGGTAAGATTCGTCCCAACACGTAGAAACGCTGGGAATACACTATTCTTACGCAATGAAACTACTAACGTAGAAACGGAGTATTCTATCACATGTACACAAGAATCTTACTATCTAACTTTTAGCAAAGTTTTAGTGCTAGAAGAAGGACACTTTTATACGATGACAATTAAGCAAGAAGATGAGCTTATATTTCGTGATAAAGTATTTTGCACTAATCAAACAATAGGAACGTATAGCGTTAATAAAGACGAATACGTACAAAACGACCAAAATATAATTTTCTATGAGTAACGTTCACGTGTTCAATTTTGAATCGCATAAACCGCCTCAATCCATCGAGTCTAATAAGGAAGCATGGGTTAATTTTGGCGATGACAACGAATACTTTAAGTACCTAATTGATAGATATAATAACTCGACTACTAACAATTCGGTTATTAACTCTATTAATAAGCTTATCTATGGTAGGGGTTTGGATGCTACGGATTCAAATAAGAAGCCGAACGAGTACGCTCAAATGAAGATGTTATTTAGACCCGAGGTTTTAAAGTGCGTAATTACGGATTATAAGCTTTTAGGTCAAGGATATTTCCAAGTAATTTATAATAAGGCTAAAAATGCGGTAGTAAGAGTAGAACACGTACCCGCCCAGTTAATTCGTACCGAGAAGTGCAACGATAAGGGCGAGATTACGGGATACTACTACTCCGATAATTGGAGCGACATTAAGAACTATCCGCCTAAGCGTATTGGTGCTTTCGGATATGGCGATAAGACTTTAGAGCTTCTTTGTGTACGTGATTATAGCGTAGGGCAAAAGTATTACTCTAATGTAGATTATATAGGTGCTTTGCCTTATGCGACCTTAGAAGAAGAGATTGCGGACTACTTGATTAATGACGTACAAAACGGATTCTCACCTACTAGCGTTATTAACTTCAATAACGGCGTACCGGACGAAGAAAAGCAATCGTTAATAGCTTCCGATGTAAAACGTAAATTAAGTGGCTCAAATGGAGCTAAAATAGTTGTAGCGTTCAATAGCGATGAGACTAAGAAGACTACAATCGATAGCGTTCCGTTAAACGATGCGCCGGCTCACTACCAATACTTAAGCGAAGAGGCTAGAGGTAAGATTTTGCTAGGTCACTCTATTACGAGCGGTTTGTTATTTGGTATCCCATCTAACAATGGATTTAGCTCTAATGCGGATGAGTTAAAGAATGCCTCTATCTTATTCGATAATATGGTAATTCGTCCTAAACAAGGTACGGTGTTAGATTCTATCGATAAGATTTTAGCGTTTAACTCTATTAGCTTAAACCTTTACTTTAAAACGTTACAGCCTTTAGAGTTTATCGACCAAAACCCCGTGATGGATTCGGCTACAATGGAAGAAGAAACGGGAGTAAAATTGTCTTCTCAATTAGAAGAATTAGACGTAGAAGAGTACGGCGAAGAACTTGATTTAGACGAATGGGAATTAGTAGATAGCCGTGCGGTATCATACGAAGAAGAAGCTCGCTTAGATGCCGAGCTAGAGGCTTTAAATAACCCCGACAAATCACTCTTATCTAAGATGTGGGAGTTTGTAACTACCGGAGTAGCTCGTCCGGACTTGCCTAGCTCACAAGATGGCAAATTGTTTATTTCACGTTATCGTTATAGTGGTGAAACAAGCGAAAACTCTCGTGAATTTTGTAAGAAAATGACCTCGGTAAATAAACTTTATCGCAAAGAGGATATTATGAAAATGAGCGAGAAGGCTAGCACTAACCCAGGTTGGGGTCCTAGAGGTACGGATACTTATGACATCTTCCTTTACAAGGGAGGCGGAGCTTGTCACCATTTTTGGACTCGTGAAACTTATAAGCGTTTTACCGACCCTAGAAAAAAAGGAGCTAATAAAATAACTCCGGCGGAGGCTCGCAAAGCTGGCGAGGTTTTACCTACTCCTTTTACTAAAAAAGATGGTAGCGATTATAACAAAAATAGTAAACTGGTATATACGAAGCCTATCGATATGCCAAATCAAGGATTTTTACCTAATAATAAGTAACAATGGCTCAAGCATTATTTGTAAGTCGTGATGACATCGTTAAATTTACCGCAGTAAACGGAAACGTAGACGTAGATAAATTTATTCAATGGGTTAAGGTTGCTCAAGATACTCACATTCAAGGGTACTTAGGCACTAAGCTATTTAATAAAATTAATGATGGTATCGTAAACGCTAATTTAACTAGCCCCTACACGATGCTTTTAAACGTGTATATTAAGCCTATGGTTATTCATTGGTCAATGGTAGAGTTTTTACCGTTTGCAGCGTACACAATTGCTAATAAAGGGGTGTTTAAGCATAATAGCGAGAATAGCACGAACGTAGAAAAAAGCGAGGTAGATTACCTAGTAGAAAAGGAACGTTCGATAGCCGAACACTACACTCGTAGATTTATTGATTACATGAGTTTTAACCAATCTTCATACCCTGAATATAACACGAATTCAAATGCAGATATGTACCCAGACAAAAAAGCGGATTTTATCGGCTGGTATCTCTAATGGTATTTATAAGCCAAAGGCTTCTAACATTAAAAAACTAAAGGTTTACCTTAACAAAATAGAAAATGGCTCTTAATTTCACGCACACAAAAGGCGATACATTCAACGAGGTAGCTTTTGAGGTTAAAAAGAATGGCACGGCTATAAATTTAACCGGCGCAACAATAAAAATGCAATTGCGCAAATGCTATAGCGATGTAAGTGCGGTCTTATCTCTTACCTCGGTAAGTTCGGCTGGCATCACAATCACTGCACCTACTAGCGGACAATTTAAAATCAATGCTCAGATAATCGACATTGAGGTATTTAACTACGTTTACGATATTCAATTTACTTTGTCAAGTGGAGAAGTCAGAACGTATGTAAAAGGAGGATTCAATATTACACCCGAAGTAACACGCTAAGAAATGGAAGATATTATAGACATCATAGTTACCGAAACTACTAATTTAATCGAGATTACGTCTCAGCCTACGGACGAGGTAATAGATGTCAATATAATCGACAATAGAGAGGATATAACGCTTAACGTTACTCCTAGTGTAGTTGAAATTAATATCAATCAATTAACGGGTAACTTTGGAGTTAATTGGGGTGAGATTGGTGGAACACTATCAGCACAAACTGACCTTAATACAGCTCTTGGATTAAAGGCAGATTTAGTAGGTGGTAAAGTTCCGTCTTCTCAATTGCCTAGTTATGTTGATGATGTTGTTGAGGTTGCTACTTATTCAGCACTTCCTTCGACTGGAGAGACAGGTAAGATTTATGTCGTTTTAGACACAAATTTAATTTATAGATGGTCTGGTTCAGCTTACATAGAAATAAAGGATTCAAGCGCAGTTTGGGGAGCAAT